AAATCGTCCGGTATTTCCATACACGGGCGCACCTAACCTCATGGGACAAAACGCAGCAGGCAACGCAGCAGCTAACACATGGAACGGCAACCCGCTAGGCCTTGTACTTGTTGTAGACAAAAACGCACCCGGCTCGTTCATGGGACACGCAGCAGGCCCGGCCGCTGGTTACCACTACTTCGAGCAGCCTAAGGGCGCGATCAGTATTGACGTACCGTCATCGTTGAGCCGTACTATTGCCTTCCGAGGCTATGCAGCTGGCTCAATGCGCGACGCTACAAAATTCGTCAAGTTCGTTTAGCCCGAAAGGCGGTTAGCCGCCAATGGCTATTTACACAGTCACGCATAAAACGCTAATAACTAATTACGCGTCTTTACAGTTACTTGAGCAACACGACATAGACCCCGGCGATGTAGTCACCGTCGCCGGGGTAAATGCCACATTTAACGGATCACGCACCGTATACGCAACACCCGAATATCTTTTTACTGGCGTTAGCGACGAAGGCGATTTAGAGTACGACTACAACCAACCCATTCCGTATCAAATCATTTACGCATTAACGGCCGCCAACGTGGAACGCAGCGCAACTACCGGCACCGTAGCTAATGATCTTGTGGCTTGTACTTGGATTACAGCCGGCGATATTGAGGATTGGCTAGGCATCGGGACAGCGACCGCCGGCGACGCGGCTTTTTTAACTGTGTGCGCAGCTGCCGCTAACGAATTTTGTTTTACTCGTAGAAAAATCGCCGGGTATCAGGATCTACTAACGCCAGCACCCAACGGGGCCGTAAAACTCGGGACGACGCAATACGGCGGCGCGTTATACCGCCAGCGCGGCGGGCTACAAGATATGGCTACTTTTGACGGCTACGGCGTCGCAAGCACCAACGGCCTTAACGGCACGATTAAACAACTATTGGGCATTGACCGCCCAACGCTCGCCTAATGCCCGTAGTCGCCTTTACAGACCTGTTTAACGAGTGCCTAGACGACCTAGCGGCGAAACTTGGAACAATCACCGGGCTACAAGTTGTGACCGACCCGCGCAACCTTGTCCCGCCTTGCGTCTTTATCGACGCCCCCACATTTCAGGCCTACAACGGCAACATAGTTAAAATGAGTTTTCCCGTACGGTGCATCACGCTAGGCCCCGGCAACCTAGACGCTCAACGGTCGTTAATGAACATCGCCGCTAAAGTATTAAACGCGTCTGTAGGTGTCACCGATGGACGCCCAACTATGGCTATTATCGGCGGGGTAGAGCTACCCGCCTACGATCTAAATATAAACATTCAAGCGCAAACAAGTTAGGCACAAAATGTACGTAATTCTTTCAGAACGTCTAGGCACCGTAGGGGCAAAATTTGACCCCGACGACAAACGATACGCGGGCGCAAATATTGACGCTTTAGTAGCTGGCGGTTTCATCGGTCAAAGTTCCACCACTAAGGCCGCTAAATCTGCTAAAACAGAGACAGACACCGACACAGAAACCGAAACAAAGGATTAACCCCCATGGCTACTAGCACACTTCTAAGCAACCCACACGTAATAGTAAACTCGGTGGACATTTCCGATCAATGCACCGCCGCTACTTTTTCTATTGACTACGCGCAACTTACCGCTACAGCCTTTGGCGATGTGGATAACAAATACGTAAAAGGACTTGGAGATCATTCTTTAACCTTGTCTCTTTACGGCTCGTTTGCAGCTCTTGAAACTTGGATCACCCTAAACGGTTTAGTAGGGACTACAACTACCGTTATCGTGTCGCCTGAAAAGCCAGTTACACCGGGTACTTACACCGTAACCAATCCCGGACTGACCCTAACCGGCACTTTTTTAGCTTCGCTGCCAATAGGTTTTGCGCTTTCAGAATTGACCACTATGGACGTGGTTTTTACTGGCGGCGTTTACACCGTAGACACAAACTAATTTAAACCCCTAAACAAAGGCCCGACATGAATATAACAATTCGAGTAACCCGCAACGACGGCGTATACGAAGTATCTACGAACCTAATGGTAGTAGTGCTATGGGAACGCAAATACAAAATGCGCGCCAGCGATCTAGCAAACGGCGTAGCAATGGAACACCTAGCGTACATGGCATACGAAGCTAGTAAAATGGCTAATATCGTGGTACCGGTTTCATTCGACCAATTTATTAAAGAGTGCGCCGCGCTGGAAGTTGTAGATAGTGAAAACCCAAACCCTACAGAGTCGGCAGCTACCGCCGACAACTAGCCGAACTACTGGTAGCGGTTCACTTTTGGCCACCGTCGATAGATTTCGACGCAGCCGATTTAGCAACCGTAGTAGATGTCTTAAACACACAAGCTCGAGAACGAGAGCGCGCTAATGCCCGTCGCCGCTAGCGCTCAAGTATTCGGAATACAGCAAACGCTGGCCGAACTAAACAAATTTGACCCTAAATTTAGACGCCAAATCACTACAGATATTCAAGCTGGCGCGGGCCGTATGGTCGTACAGTCGGCGCGGTCAATGATCCCAACCGATTACCCACTATCGGGTATGGTGCGCGGCTCAATGATTAAAGGCCGTAACGAAACTATCTACAGGATTAAAAACGTTACAGCCGGGGTAAAAACCGTTGTAGGTAAACGCGCCAGCCGTGAACGTACCGTGACTTTTAATAAACCGCTAATTCTTGACGGCCGACGCATAAACAACGCCTACACACAAACTATAGATTTTAAGGCTCGCCCCTATGCGCTGCTAGTTGCTCAACAGACAGACGCCGCCGCCGCTTTATGGGATCACGCCGGTATCCGTGAAGGCTCGCAATTTGTGACAAACCTTATAACCGAAGGCGAAGGCCCTAACGCTCGAGCTTCTCGGTCACTTACCCCGGGCGTCGTAGCCGTTATGCCAGCAGTACAAAGCGAACTATCCAAAATAATTGACCGGGTATCTGTCAAAATGAACAAAGCCCTACAGATTGAATACAAATAATGGCACTATCTATACCCATTCTCTCGAGCCTAGATACTAAGGGTTTCGATAAGGCCGCCCGTGAATTTAAGGCGCTTGACACAAATTCGGCCCGCGCGGGTTTTGCGCTTAAAAAAGCGTTTTTACCAGCTGCCGCAGCGCTAGGCGCGTTAGGCGTTGCCGCTTTTGGGGCCGCTAAATTAGCCAGCGACTTTAACGAGGAAGCAAGCAAAAGCGAAGTAATTTTTGGCAACGCGTCTACCGCCATTATGGAATTTTCTAAAACAGCCGCAACGTCGTTAGGTCAATCACAAACCGAAGCCCTAAAAGCCGCCGGAACATTTGGCGTACTAGGTCAAGCAGCAGGACTAACCGGCACCGATCTAAGCAACATGGCTGTAAAGTTCACGACCCTAGCCACCGACCTAGCATCATTCAACAACACAAGCCCCGAAGATGCCGTATTAGCTTTAGGCGCTGGCCTACGAGGCGAAGCCGAACCGTTACGCCGTTTCGGTATTTTGCTAGACGACGCAACACTACGCGCAAAGGCTTTAGAGCTAGGGCTAGTTAAAACAACCAAAGACGCATTAACACCACAAAACAAAAGCCTTGCCGCGCAGGCCGTCATTCTCGAGCAGACAACGCTACAACAGGGCGATTTTGCCCGCACAGCAGACGGCGCAGCTAACAAGCAACGCATTTTAACCGCCCAAATTAAAGACGCTAAAACCAACATAGGTAAAGGGTTTTTACCAGTTATGGCTATTGCCGTTGGTTTGCTATCCAAGTTTGCAGAATTTGCTAGCGACAACGCCCCGCTAATCGTAACTATGGGCGTCGTTATCGGCGGTCTAGCCGCTGCCATTGTTTTAGTTAATGGCGTCATGGCTGGCTTTAGCGCTATTGCAGCAATCACAACAGCGGCCAACATTGCACTAGCCACGTCATTTACAGCCGTACAAGTGGCAAGCGTTATTGGTATTGGTACAGCCATTGCCGGGGCGGCAACGCTAGCGATATTGGCGAAGAAAATTAGCGGAACTGTCAAAGCAAACAAAGACAATACAAGCGCCACCAAAACGGCCGCTACAGCTCAAGCCGATTACGAAAAGATGCTTAAAGGGTTAGGCGTCACAACGGACGACACCACAAGCAAAACAGATAAAAACAGCGAAGCAACTAAAAAAGCAGCGGCCGCCAGCGCCAAAGCCAAAGCCGCCGCTAAAGCGCTAGCCGAAGAAGTAACCAAACTCAAGGACGCGTTACGCGATCAGATGACGGCAGCCCTAGAAAAAGCCAACGCCGTATTAGATACCGCTACCGAAAAATTTAATAGTTACGCTAAATCGGTTTCTGACTCTGTTAAATCGTCTTTTAGTTTTGGCGACGCTCAAAAGACAGCAGCCGACAATATTCAGGCTGTAGCCGACGCATCGGCAGACGTGGCAGCCGCACAGAAAAACGTAGCAAAATTAACAACAGACGTAGCAAAGGCTCAAGCCGCATACGTTAAAGCAGCCAAAGGCGACGACCCCGAAAAAACAGCGGCCGCGTACGACGATCTAGCCGCCGCACGATTTGACCTAAACGAAGCGACAAACAAGCTCACCGCGTCAGAGCAAAAACTAGTAACAGCTCAAGCAACACCAAAAACCTTTTTAGACAACCTTAAAAAGCAAGCGACAAAGGTTAAAGATTTTGGCGTTTTGGTTAATCGTCTGTTGGCTGCCGGGCTTTCAGAGTCGGCCCTACAGCAAGTATTAGCAGCTGGCGTAGACGGCGGCACACTCATAGCCGAAGAACTATTAGGCAGCGCCGGGGCAATTCTTGAGGCCAATACGCTAACCGCAGACGTACAAAGCATTGCCGACACCGTAGGCGTAAACAGCGCAAAACAGTTTTACCAAGCTGGCGTAACCGCAGGCGCAAGCCTTGTCGCAGGCATTGAAGCCGTGATAGCCAACTACACCCCTAGCCTTAACGCAGTTAATACCGTAAGTGGCGTACAAGGCCTTACAAGCGGGTTTACGGCCGCTACAGGCGCAGTAATGGCAGGCGGTGGTGCTACTGGCCCGGCGGCTTTCGATTTCTCTAATTTTGACTTTTCAGGTATCGACTTTTCGGGTATCGACTTTGGAAACTTTGGTATTGGCGGATTAGCCACACTTGCCAAAGGCGGGATAGTAACGCAACCGACTCTAGCGATGATTGGCGAAGGCGGCGGCCCCGAAGCCGTCATACCCTTAGACCGTTTAGGCGACTTCGGCGGCGGCGGAAACAACATAACTATTCACGTGAACGGCGGCGACCCACAAGCCGTAGTAGACGCCCTACGCCGCTACAACCGAAGCAACGGCCCACTACCGGTAACGGTTCAATAATGGCAACCGCTTTTAATTGGAAGGTAGATTTTTTTTCTGCCGGATCATGGGTAACGCTGCCCAATGTGCAGGACTTAAACATTTTTCGCGGCCGCCGTCTACAAATTGACGACTACTCAATAGACACAATGACCGTAGACTCTATTTTTCCGTCTACATGGGCTACCGCACCCAAGCTAGGCGACGTAATTATTGCCTACATTTACAAAACTGGCGCGGTTATCGGTACCGACAATTTTGCGGCCTTTTGGGGCCGCGTCCGCGACGTAAAAATTAACTACGGAATGGTGCCAAACGACGACAGGGTAACTATTGAATGTGAAGGCCTACAGGCCGATTGGGGCCGCGTTCAACTGAACGACTACGCGCTAGCCGAAGATCGCACCGATGAGCAACTACTACAGGTGGCCTCAACTGTAGGTCTGTCCATCGGCCAATTTGACGGCCGTTCTATTGGCAGCGCTTTAACGTACACGGGAAACGCTTTTAACCTTGTCAATATCATTACCCGCACCGAAGAAGCGCGAATGTATGCCGGAAGTGCTAGCTATCACGCAACCCCGACTATTTTTTGGTTTGGCAGAAATACCCCAAAACCGACGACTTTTCATTGGAACGACGGCACCGGCGCGCCTTATTTGTACCAACTAAAATACGATGAAATTGAGTTTAGAAGCAGCGCCGACAACTACTACACCTCAGTTACTATCACCCCGGCAGCTGTAGCAGAACAAACCGCCACACTAGGCGTAACCCCAATTTACGGCCAAAACAAAGACACAATAGATTACTCGACAGCACAAGCCGCCGATCACGCGCTATGGGTGTTAAACAACTTTCAATCAAAAGACCAAACGCTAGCGTCGATAACTTTTACCGATGTTCAGCAAATTAACAATAGTTTCGGTCAATTTAACACCGATGCAATCATGGTTATTACTAGCGCTATTAACTCTTTCGGCCGTGTTTATTTTAGGGGCCAAACTTTTAATACCATTTTGGAAGGTATCTCAATTAGCGCAACCGCAAACCAAACGCGCGTTACTGTCTACATGTCCGGTCAGGACACCAACGCATATCTCATTCTGGACGATGCTATTTACGGCAAACTCGACAACAATAAGTTAGGATTTTAACTATGGCTATTAAGACTTTTACGACGGGTGAGGTGCTGACGGCTGCCGATACGAACACGTATTTGGCTAACTCAGGGCTGACCTACATCACGAGCGCAAGCCTTACAGGGGTAACAAATACTTTTTCTAACTGTTTCAGTAGCACTTACGACTCTTACAGAATTGTTATTAGCAACTTAAACAACGCTTCGGGTAGTACTCGCCAAATGTCTTTAAGAATGGGAACTGACGCGAGCGCAGAATATGGCGCTGGCGAACAATATATTTTTGGTGCTGGTAGTACGGGTGTTACAGGTTCAACAGCTCAAACCTCATCTAAATTGGGCAACATTTCTATTGCTAATGCGCAAGGATTATTTATTGATAT